GCCGCCCGGGTCGGAGGTCGCCCGGAAGTGGCAGGTGAAGCGCGAGGGCCAGCCGATGCCCGAGGCGTACGTCGTGCTGACGCACGCCAACCCCGGCCGGTTCGGCGGGCCGGGGACGCTCATCTGCTCCTGCGACGCGACGGTGTGCGGGCACAAGGCGGCGGTGCGCGCCGACCTCGACGCGGCGGCGCAGCGGGCGGCCTCGTGACCGGCTTCTGGGCGGGCGTGGTGTTCGCCTACGTAGCGCCGTGGTCGGCGGTCGGGCTCGTGCTGCTGCTGGCGTGGATGCTGCGACGGCGGCGCGCGCGGCGGGCGGTCGAGCGGCTGATCGGTGAGACGCGGACGGTCTGCGGGTCGCGGACCTGGTAGAAACACGACCCCCGGTCGGCACAGGACCGGGGGCGTGGGAACGGAGGAGCCGGGACTGGCCCGGCAGCGCGTCCAAGGTAGGAACCTGAACGGAGGATGTCAACGTGATGCCCGATGAACTCAGCCACACCGACGTCTGCGACTGCTGCGGGATGCACGAGGCCGTGATGGACGGCCCCGCGGGCTCGCGGGTGTGCAGCGCCGGGTGCGGCCAGACCCTCGACGCCGAACTGGCGCAGGCGGCCGTATGAGCGAGACGACTGCCGTAGCGACGCGGCCCATGCCTTCGCCAACGGCCCGGTCGCTGACCGCGCCCGAAGCGAACTTCGGGTCGATGATGGACCTCGCCAAGACGCTGGTCGAGTCGGGCTTCCTGCCGCGCGCCGTCACGAAACCCGCGCAGGCCGTCGCCATCATTCTGACCGGCCGGGAACTCGGCCTCGGGCCGATGGCGGCGCTCCGCTCGATCCAGATGGTCGAGGGCAAGCCCGTGCTCGCGGCCGACCTCCAGCTCGGGCTCTTCAAGCGGGCCGGGGGTCATGCGACGTGGAAGACGCTGACCGCGACGAACGCTGCGCTGGTGCTCCGGCACCCGAACGGCGACGAACACGAAGAGTCGTTCACGATGGACGACGCACGGATCGCTGGGCTCGCCGGGAAGGACAACTGGAAGAAGTACCCCAAGGCGATGCTCCGCTCCCGTGTCATCACGGCGGGGCTGAAGTCGCTCGGCTTCGAGGCGATGGCCGGCGTCTACGACCCCGAGGAAATGGAGACGGTCGTCGTCGAGGCTGAGTCGGTCGAGGTCGGCGGCGCGCAGGGCGAGAGCCCCGAGCCCCCGACGGGTGTCGATCGGGACACAGGCGAGGTCCAGGAGCCCCCGAAGCCGCCGGCCGTCACGCTCGACGCCGAAGTCCCCTTCGGGAAGCACAAGGGCAAGTCGGTCCGCGAGGCGGGGTCCGGGTACTTCGACTACCTCGCCGGCCAGGCCGACTTCGCCGAGGCGAAGGGCCGGGCGTGGCACACCTTCACGCTCGCGGCCATCGCGGCGTTCGCGGCCGAAGACACCAAGCAGGCCGACCCGCCGCCGGCCACGACCGACGAGGACGACGAACTCTTCGGGACGCCGGAGCCCGCGAAGGCGGAGCCCGGTCCCGAGACGTCGGCCACCGAGACGGTGGTGAAGGCGCTCCGCGAGTACCTGAAGCACCCCGACGTGCCCGAGCGGACGTTCCAGACGTACACGCGGATGCTCGACGGCCTCGGCGAGAACGTGACCGTGTCCGACGTGGCGCGCATCCGGCAGTCGGTCGAGAAGGCCGTGAAGGCGGCGTCGTGAGCCCGCTCGATGTGAAGTGCCCGCACTGCGGAGCTGAGCCCGGCAGTCACTGCATCGGCCGCGGTCCTCGGTTTGCTCAGCCGTACTTCTACTCTCATCCGTCCCGGCTCCGTGCGGCTGAGGCTCCGCGTCGCGATCCGGACGGCCCCAGTCCCTCTGAACAAGCGTCTTTCGAGGACGACGGCCAAGACGACGACGAGGAGTCTGAGATCTTCGACCCCGACCCGGTCGATCCCTATCTCGAAGGGTGGCGCGCGTGACCGCCGGCGCCGTCGAAGTGAATGGCCGGGTGTGGGTGCAGCCTGTCCCTGTCCGCTTCGCCTGCACCTATCGCTTCTGCGTCTCCGGCCTGACGGTCGAGCACATGGGCGACTACTGCCCGGAGTGCCGAGGCGTGCTGATCGGCGAAGAGCTGGCGCACTGTCAGGCGCTCGCCCGGCAGGGTAAGGAGTGGAATCAGATGGCGGGCGGCTTCTGATGCTCGGCCCCGACGAGGTGTCCGGCGCCGCCCACGAATACGTCACCCGGATGAGCGAGGCGGAGGCGATGCTCCGCTCCGGCCGGGCGCGGCGCCTGGCGGCGCTCGTGCGCGCGGGCCTGCTGATCCGCACGGACACCACCCGTCACGGCGACGGGCACCGCGCGAGCGGCGTCTACGTCGCACGGAGGGCCGCGTGACGGGCGCCCTTGCTGTGCCGCGCGACTTCGCCGGCCCCGGTGGAGTAGGGGCTACGGGCGTCGCGGGGAAACCGAAACCACGGGGGCCAGGCGCCGACTACCGCGCGTTCATCGAGAGCAAGACCCAACGCGGCACCTTCGACGGTTTCGAGCCGCTTTGGATCCCCGACTTCCTTTTCGACTTCCAGCGCGAACTCGTCGCCTGGGCGCTCCGCAAAGGGAAGGCCGCCATCTTCGCCGACTGCGGGCTCGGGAAGACGCCCATGCAACTCGTGTGGGCCGAGAACATCGTGCGGAAGACGAACCGCCCGGTCCTCATCGTCACCCCGCTCGCCGTCTCATCGCAGACGATAGACGAGGGCGCGAAGTTTGGTATCGACGTGCGGCGGTCCAAGGATGGCGCCGCGCATCCCGGCATCACGGTCACAAACTACGAGCGCCTGCATCACTTCTCGCCGGCCGACTTCGCCGGCACCGTCTGCGACGAGTCGAGCGCGATCAAGTCCTTCACGGGCAAGCATCGCGCGCTCGTGACGGACTTCATGCGCAAGCAGGAATACCGCCTCCTCTGCACCGCGACGGCCGCCCCGAATGACTACATCGAACTCGGGACCAGTAGCGAGGCCCTCGGCGAACTCGGGCACATGGATATGCTCGGGCGGTTTTTCAAGAACGACCAGAACACGAGCAAGACCGTGCGCCACTGGGCGGGATCCCAATGGCGATTCAAGGGCCACGCCGAGCAGGGCTTCTGGCGCTGGGTCGCGTCCTGGGCGCGGGCGATGCGGCGGCCCTCCGACCTCGGCTTTGATGACACGCGCTTCATCCTGCCCCCGCTCCATGAACGGGAACACCTCGTGCGTGCCGAGACGCTCGCCGAGGGGATGCTCTTTGACCTACCTGCGATGGGCCTGTGGGAAGAGCGCCAGGAACAACGGCGCACGTTGCACGAGCGGTGCGAGCGGGTCGCCGCCCTCGTGACCGACACCGGGGCGCCGGCCGTCTCCTGGTGCCACCTCAACGCCGAGGGCGACCTCCTCGCCAGGCTCATCCCCGACGCGCGGCAAGTGAGCGGGTCCGACGAGCCCGAAGAGAAGGAAGCGGCCTTTCTCGACTTCGCGCGCGGCAACGTGCGGGCGCTCGTCATCAAACCGAAGATCGGCGCGTGGGGCCTCAACTGGCAGCACTGCGCGCACATGACGTTTTTCCCGTCGCACTCCTACGAGCAGTACTACCAAGCCGTGCGCCGCTGTTGGCGCTTCGGCCAGACGCGCCCCGTGCAGGTGGACATCGTGACCACCGAGGGCGGGAGCGCCGTCATGCACAACCTCCAAAGAAAAGCACAGCAGGCCGACACGATGTTCACGTCGCTGGTCTCGCACATGAACGACGCCCTCCACCTAGCGCGCTCCTACGAATTCACCACCGAAGCCGAGGCCCCCTCGTGGCTATAGCCGAACAACAGATCACCGACCGCGCGGCTCTCTACTGCGGCGACTGCCTTGAAGTGATGCCGACGCTCCCCACGGGGTCGGTGCATCTGTCGGTTTACTCGCCGCCCTTCGCCGGCTTGTACGTCTATTCGTCGAGCGAGCGCGACCTGTCCAACGCGCGGGACTACGGGGAGTTCCTGACGCACTACGAGTTCGTGGTGCGGGAGATTCACCGCCTCACGATGCCCGGTCGCTTGACGGCCGTCCACTGCATGGACGTGCCGAACGGGAACACGGGCTGCGACACCCTCCGCGACTTCCCCGGCGACATCATCCGGCTGCACGAGCGGACCGGGTTCGGCTACGCGGCGCGCTACCACGTCTGGAAAGAACCCCTGACGGTGCGCAACCGGACCATGATCAAGGCGCTCGCCCACAAGGGGATCGTGGATGACTCCTCGCGCTGCACCGTGGCGTCGGCCGACTACCTGCTCCTGTTCCGCAAGCACGGCAAGAACCCCGTGCCGATCACGCACCCCGAGGGGCTGACGGAGTACGCCGGGGCGCGAGTGATGCCGGCCGACGTCCGGCGCTACAAGGGGTGGACGGGACCGCAGATCCAAAACCGCTACTCGCATTGGATCTGGCGGCAGTACGCCTCCGCCTTTTGGGACGACGTGCGCCTGGACCGCGTCCTGCCCTACCGTGAGGCGCGCGACTCGGAAGACGAGCGCCACGTCCACCCGCTCCAGCTCGACGTCATCGACCGCTGTCTCGTCCTCTGGTCGAACCCCGGCGAGGTGGTTCTCACTCCGTTTATGGGCGTGGGCTCGGAAGTCTATTCCGCGCTCCGTGCCGGGCGCCGCGCGATCGGCGTAGAGCTCAAGCCGTCCTACTACCGCCAGGCGGTCAAGAACGTCGCCCTCGCCGACGCGCCGGCCGCGGAGCAGCAGGACATTGAGTTTCAGCACGTAGACGGCGAGGCCGTATGACGCTCCCCCTGCTCCGTCCCCTGACCGACGCCGAGGTGCGGCAGACGCTCGCCGTGCTGGCGCTCTGGTGCGCCGTGATCCTGGCCGCGCCCGTGTGCGAGGCGCTCGCGCGCATCGCGTGGAGCGTGGCCGAGTGCCTGGGCAACCCGCTGTGCCGATGAGGGAGCGATGACAACTGACGCTCTGGCCGCGTGGCGCGAGGCGAACCCGCAGCACACGCACTCCGGCGTCCTCGGCTCTCCGCCCGCCTGTCAGGTCTGCGACCTCTGGGCGCGCGGGAACGCCTTGGCCGCCGAGGTCGAGCGGCTGCGGGACGCGCTCGCCGACCGCGAGGGCGAACTGGACCGTGTGGGCGAGGCGCACGCGATGGCGAACCAGACGAACGCCCGGCTGCTGCCCGTCGTCGCGGCGGCGCAGGCGTATATCGAGCGATGGCAGGTCTGCGATGCGGCGCACGGCCAGCCCGAGTACGACGCCCTTGTCGCCGCCGTGGACGCGCTCAAGGAGGCCAAGTGAGCGAGCATCCCGAGTTCGTACACCCGTCGGCGGGGCCTGACGTCGTGTCGAGGTTCCTGTACGCAATCCTTCAGCGGCTCGACGCCATCGTTCGGGCGCTTGAGGCGTCCCGGTGACCGCGCCCGCTGGGCGGAGCACGCCGAACGCCATCTGCGCGTGCCCGACCAATACCGGCGGGCGGAAGATGCACGAGCCGTCCTGCCCGTGGTTCGAAATCGAGGAGTGCGCTCGCGCCCTGCGTGCCGAACTCGCCGCGCCGCCGGGCCGCGAGGCGTTCCCCGGCCTTGTCTCGGTCGCGCTCGCCAAAGCCCGCGCCAAGCACCCGCCGATGCCCGCTCATGCGCACGCGGCCTACGCCATCATTCTCGAAGAACTGGACGAGGTGAAAGCGGCGGTGTGGCACGACGCGCCCCGCGAGGAACTATTGAAGGAACTCGTCCACACGGCTGCAATGTGCCAGCGCGCCGCTGAAGACCTGGGGCTGGCGCAGCTCGCCGCGCCGCCGGACCGCGAGGCGCTGGCACGGGCGCTCTACGACACGCTCTCTGGCTACGTGAGTACGAGCGTTGCGTGCCGAGACGGCGCGCTCCCCCTCGCTGACTCCGTGCTGGCGCGGCTCGCGCAGGGGACCGCGCCGATCCGTGGGCGTCCGGTGACCGTGGGCGACGACGGGCACCCGGCGACGGCCTCTGACCCGGAGGCGTGTCGAGAGTGCGGCGGAAGATGGGAGCACCGCGAGGGATGCTCGTACGCCGCGCCGAAGCCAGATGACGACGTGGTGATAGTCGAGGCGTTCGAGCCGTGGGACGAGGCGCGGCACGGACATCTGAGGCCAGTAGTCCCGTCCGCTCCCCCGCCGGCCGAGGCG